TGCATATGGATTCCTGTGCGTTGAAAACTTTCATTAGCTGCCAAACTATAATCATACTCAATATAATCTTCATTTCCTGGAGTACCACCTTCAGCATTTGCTAATCTTATTGTAACTGCTGATGAATTGCGGTTACATACATTTACATTTACTAATGCTTCCTTGCCTGTGCCAACAGTATAAACTGAAGTGTTTGTGGTAGCACTTAGGTCATTAGCACCTAGTTTTTTTAATGACATATTATTCTCCTATAATGACATAGCATATGACAATGCGTGTTCTTCAATGGTTGCAGGAACAGTTGCAGCTATAGATAAGGTTTCGTTAGAACCATCATTAAGTGTAGTAACTGTAACATTACTCCCTGCAACTATTTTATTTTCAAGAAAATTTGACGTTGTATCATTAGAAGATACTTTTGCTTTACCATCTAATGTTACACTACTCGCTACTGTTAAACTTTCATCTGCACCTGCACTATTAACCGTTAGTGTTATTCCTGTACCTGCTTGTAAAGCACCTCCACCGCCACCAAGAAATCTATTAGTAGTATCACTAGAAGTTATTTTAACTGTACCTGCTGTTGATGAAGATGTTGAAGCTGCAATCGCTGTGTCCATTTGTCCTTTATTAACTGCATCACTATCAAGTGTACCTGTAGTGAGGTTAAGGATTTTACCACCAACTGTAACTGCACCACTCGTTTGCATAGCACCATTTACAAAAAATGGTCTGGAATAAACATTAGAGCCATCACAATAAACTGTCGTATAAAAACCTGTTGGAATTGTTGGACCTGTACCACTAGCTGTTTTAGGTACAATGTTTGCTCCACTTGCATTATAAATAATAAAATGTTTTTCAGAGCTTGGCACAACTACGTTTGCAGAGCTTGATAAACTACCTGTAAACAATAAAACTCTTTGTTTTGCTTGGTCGCTAACAGTGTAATTGGATGTAGTAAGAGTATAATCACCTGTTAGATTAATAGTTTCTACGCCATCTGTTATCTGGTCAACACAGTCTAATACTTCATTAAGTTTTGTGTCTCCCCAGGTATTAACATTACTGCCTAAACTTTGTTTGCGTAGTCTGTTTCTTGTGGTTGCTGAATCTGCCATATTTTTTCCTAGCTTACTGTTGCTCCGTCTTTAACTCTTTTCCAATTACTGCCATCACTTGTTGCAATCGTTCTACCGCCTGTTTCATTGGAAACTATAATTGCTGTATTAATAAATTCAGCAGGGTCAGGTAAATCGGCTACCAAGTAGGATTGTAAAGGTAAAGGTCTTTGAAATTGTCGTTCTATAAATTTTGTTATTTCTATTGGGTTATTGCTTACAAGGGTAGATTGTTTGGTCATGCAATAGCAACCTGGACACTAGCTCTTGTTGGCACAACACCAAATCGTGTTACTCTGTCATCTCTCATTAGGTCAGCTAATTGAGCATCATAAAAACTTTCCCATATCTGTGTTGCATTATAATCTTGCACATACAAACATAACTCAACCATAGAAGCACCGACATAAACACCTATTGCATTTTCTAAAACCCAATTAGATGTATTAGATGCTGACAAAGCAGGTATTGTTTCATAGTAAATAATTCTAAGATCATAAGAAGCATCTGGTATTGGTCTGAAAAAAGCCTTGTTAGTGCCGACTATTGAATAGGCTTGTGGTTTAGACTGTGTTGTAGATGGAAAGGTATTAAACAAACTGTTAATATCTCCATATCCTTGCAACACTGTATAAGGATTAGTTGTAATTGCCATACTGCGTAAAGCTAAAAAACCTGTTGGCATAGTAACTGATTCAGTACCACCAGTTGTATTAAGTGTATCATCAACCTTTTCCATGTGGCTGATACCACCTTTAGACATAATATTGTTTTGTATTCTTTGCTCTGCTTGTGCAATAGCTCTTTTAATCTGACTGTCTAAAGCTGTTGGTGAAAACGTAGTTACAGCATCAGATAAATCTGTTCTGTTAATTGTATCTGCTAAATGGGCTTGTAACTCATTATAGTTTTCAATACTCATATTTCACGTTTCCTGTTGCCTATTTTATGGGGTACAGTTTTTAAATATTTGTTGTCAGGGTCATCAAGAATAGACTTAGCTTTTTTCTCGTCATAAAGTCCTGTTCTTGCTTCCAAGCCTGATTGTTCCTTTATTTGTTGGAATAACATTTCTGGTACAGAAAACTCTTGCACCATTTCTTTACCTTTATAACCATCAAAGTTATTCTGTTTTTCTTTGTTTAGCTTAACAGTTGCTTTAGCAATATTGTCAGGTAATATTTTTCCTACAGTAATTTCTTTGGTTTTATGGTCAACAACCATGTAACTTTTTGTGTAAGTTAAAGGGTCTGTTTTTACATAAACAGCTTGCTCTTTATTTTTTCTAACAAGTTTATAATCCGATAGTACAGGATGACCCATACCTAATAACGGAGCATCTTTTTCTACGTCTTTATTTCTAATTTGCATAATAAAAAAATGGAGAGGCGTTTAAACCTCTCCACTCCAAGAAGGTTACGATAAATTACTTACAAAAGCATGGGCTTTAGGCGCACCAATTTTAAGTGTGTAACTAGCATAAATCATTTCTCGATCTGCCAAACCTGTTGTTCCCAAAGGTCTGTTTTGCATTGGCTCAAGAAATGCTACTTCTGCATACTTACTATCAACCATGAAAGCAGTAATATCTAAGAAAGATGTATCACTTGCCATTTGTCTGTTGACGGTTACAGCAATAGAACCAAAGTCCGATAGCCAACCCTCTACAGAACCAACAATAGTTGCAGCTTCATCTTTACTGATGCTTTGACGCACTTGAGCAGCTCCACTAATAGAAGATGCTAATGCAAGACCAGAAAACTTAATTTTTTGGTCAGGTGAAAGCATAATGAAATCAGGCGCACCACCATCTACATAGGCTTCTTTCAAAGCACCATTTAGAATAGTAAGTGTTAATGCTCTTGTTGTGGAATTAGCAAAATTCCAAGCATCAGTTCCATCACCTGTTGCAGCAGTAAATCTTTCTGTGCCTGTATTATCAGTATTAGTAATAAAGGTTGGTAAACCTGCACACTCGGTAACAGTTTGAGTGCCACCGACTGTTTGTGCATTGTTGTTTAACAGAATTACTTCCATATCACGTTTGAGTTCCAAACCACGAAGTAGTCTTTGTTCGTCAAGTTCGTCATCAATTCCTGCGACATCAACAGCATTAGCAGTTGTTGTTACAGCAAATGTTTTGAAAGAAATAGCAACTCTGTTACCAATACGACTACGAGCTGTAGCAGCAGTTGGTGTAGGCTCATCACCTTCAAGTTGGAAGTTACTTGTGCTTGGTGAAGCAAGAGTTTGAATTTGCCACTCTACATAACGATTAGTAGCTCTACCTGCGGTAGAAATATTACTCTGAAATGGGGTCTCTTCTGGGTCGATTCGGTAGACAATGTCAGCCAAGTCCTCCCTTATACCTATCTGTGCGAAGGTATTTTGGGCATTTGTTGTCATAGCCATGACGTTATTCTCCTAAAATAAAATTATGTTTTAGAGCCACGCTTTGCCTTCATTAAAGCCATAGCATTAGCTCTGGATGGGTTTTTATCAAAAGCCTCTTGTGCTGATGCAACAACACGATTTTTACCTGCTTTTAAACTTGTTTTTGCTCCTCCTTTAAGAACTTTTGGCTTACGAGCAACCTTTTTATTTGCTGTTTGGACTTTTTTAGAAGTCTCAGCAAATCTTCGTGCCATATCTAAAGCCATAATAGCTCTTGGGTCTGCAATATTATGAATTTCGTCAGCACCAAAACCAAGTTTTTCTAATGCAAACTGTGATGTTTTTGATAAATCACTTTCAAACACATCTGCTTTTTTCCAATCTGATCTATACAAACCAGACTGTAAATCATTAACAGCGTTTTGTTTTGATTTCTCTATAATGTTTGCTTGCTCTTGCCTTAATATAGCAACAGCATTTTGGCGTTCTTGTGACCTTTTTTCATAACGTAGTTTATATATCTGCCAATCATTAGGATGAGTTTCTGCTAATTGTTCCCAATTTGGCTCTGGTTCTGGTTTCATAGATGCCAAAGCAGCATCTAAAGCAGTAATTCTAGCTTTTGCTTCCGATTCTACAGCTTTTCGCTCACTAGCGAGTTTCTGTGTTTTTCGGGTATAATCTGCTTCACGAAGATAACCTTTTTTGATGTCATCAGCAGTTAAAGGTGTTCCATCATCCAAAGTTAAAAGAACACCATTGGTTTCTTCTATAACTTCTTCTTCTGCAACCTCTTCTTCTGGATTTTCTTCTTCGGTTGTTTCTTCGGGCGTTTCTTGTTCCTGTTCTTGAGCTTCAACAGTTTCTTCTTCAACAGCCTCAACTGTTTCTTCTTCTACTGTTTCTTCCTCTTCGAGTGCAGGTTCATCAGCTTTTGTAGATCGTGCTTTCGCCAAAGTACGAGCTGCTTCTGAAACTTTATCCTGTTCTACAGTTCTTTTTGCCTGGAGAGCCTTAACTCCTCCATGCAAAGACAGAGCATTGTTGCCTTGATCTGAAGGCAAGGTCATGTTGTCGGACATAAATACCTCTTATTTAATGTTAAAATGATGGAATAAACCTCTTTTTAGAGGCAAATTCACGCTGTTGCTTGTCAGTTAATTTACCGCCATGCAGTACAGCTTTTAGATGTTTTTCTACAACATCTATATCTTTATATGCTTCCAAGTAACGATAACGACCTAAATCATCTTTTTGATCGCAAAGTGATGCTTGTTGCATATAAGTTTTCTTTAAAACTTCAAAACTTTCCCAGATTGCAGGATTTTTCTCTGCATCTTTAGCCCATTGTAATCTTTCTTCTTCGGTCATAATAATTGTTCTAATCCACTAGCAATAATAATAAGTACAGCCAAACCCCATAGCTTGCTATCTAAACGGTCTATCTTTCTTTCTACATCTGCAAATCTTTGTGAACATTCAAGTTCATGTTTTTCTAGTGCTGATCTTAAATCTTTAGTTGTCATGTTCTGTACCGTTTTGTTTTTTTAGCAATCTTTTTGGGTTGTTTACTGTGTTGTTTACCTTTTTTAGTATCTTCTCGTTTCTTGCGTGTTGTCGCTGCATATTCTTTTGCAGACATAGATTTAATAGCTTTCTCTGGTAAATACCGTTCACCTGTTTTACCAGAAGGCTTACCAGATTTAGTACGCCATTTTTGTTTTGTCCAATTCTTTAAACTACGCTGACTTTTTTTGATTGCCATTTTTATGCACTTTTTGAACTTTAAAGACAGCTTGCATGCTTGCTCCCTTATGAGGAACAAACTTGCCTTTATGCTTCATTAGGTTGTAAGAACCATCTTTTTGTTTCATCCAATGAAAACCTTTTGGTGCTTTTACTTTCATTTATAGCCTCCACCTGCTTTTTTGTATTGTTTAGCTAACATCTGAGCCTTGCGAGCAGACCATTGACCTGCTTTACCACCTTTTGTACCTGCTTTAATCTTGTTAAATAATCTTTTACGCATAGTCGGTTTAGTATAGTTACCTGCTTCATTAACACGACTTTTAGTTTTCTTTTTTACCACGCTTTGCAGCTCCAATAACGTGCTGAAAATTTATCTTTAGCAGTATCACAATTATGCCTTGCTCTGAACGATTTACGCCTAGCAGGTTGATCTTTCTTAATTGTCATGTTTTTATCGCCAAAACGTACAAGTTTTACTTGATTGCCTTTTTTTGCAAGTACAGCCGATTTTTTAGCACCTTTAACTGACCTTTTAGGCTTGTTATAACCACTAAAAGTTTCACCACGATACTGTAATCGACCAGAAGGTGTACGTTTAACCTGTGCTGTTGTTGCCATTAATATTTTTTACCCATTTTTTTAGCTTTGTTCTTTGTTTTACTTTTTTTCACTGATTTCTTTTTGTTCTTAGTTTTCATAGGTTTTTTATACATATATCCAGGCATTTTGTTCTCCTAATACAGTTTGTTTTCAGGTGTATAACCATCTTTATAGGCTTCGTTTATATGCGGTGTTTCTGGGTCATCAGGAATAAAATGCCCTTTTTTATTCCTTGCTCTTTGTCCAGAAGGTTTACGCATAAAAAAGTTTTTAATACTTTGCAACCAAGACATAATTCCTCCTAATCAGGGATAATACCCTGTCCTTTTGGTGATTTTTTATCTATTGCATATTTTTCTAAACTTGCTTCTACTTCTAGTTCTTGTAACTTGTTAGTAGCATCAAGAGCCATTTTCTGACGTTTTAACTCAGCATCTAACAACATTTTTTCATACTGCATTTGTAGTTTTTGTATTTCAGCAGGTGACATTTGTGAGCCACTATCTGCAAGAACCTGTGCTTCTTTCAAGGCAAGTTCTCTTGCTTTCAACTGTAAATTCATCATGTCAACCTGGAAGTCCTGTTGATCTTTCTGTTGTTTACGCTGTGCTTCCATTTGCTCGGCAGAAGGTGGTTTTTGTGGTGGTTGATACCCTACAGGTATTTCACCAAAGTATTGTTCAGGGTCTTTTATACCTGCTGTTTGAGCCATGTCCTGTAAAGCTCTTGAGTATTTATTAAGGTCAACAAGAGGTGAATTAACCCCAAACTGACCTATAATAGCTTCCTGCTTACCAACAATAGCATTAATCATAGCCATATCTCTGTCTCTGTTGCCTGTACCAAGACCTGTATCAATATTAACATCTGCTTCTTTAAACATTTCCCATTGGCGAGGGTCTATAGCAACTTCCTGACCTGACATACGAATTATACGAGTAAAATCCTGATATTTAATAAGTTGTTTTAATATACCAGAAAATAGCTTTCTCATGCCTCCATCTGCCCACATACGAGCAATCATTTCTACCTTACCTAAACTTGAACTATAGGCTATGTTGGCTGCGGTTGCAGTCTGGTTTGCAAGAACATCAGGTTCTAATCCCATAGATGCTTTTGATACACCTGTGCGTTTTTCTGCTTCTGTTTCAAAGTGAGTCAGCATATTAAGAGCTTGGTTTCCAACAAAAGGAACTTGCATTTCACGAATACTACCTGCTCTTGTTACATAGACTGGTGCCCCTGGTGAGAGGTTGGTCAACTGCTCGGGGTTTACTAAGTTATCAAACACAACCTCTCTTTGGGGAGTCATAGATAAATAACCGCTATCAAGCATCATACGAGTAATAACAGTGTTTGCTCTTTGTATTTCTACAAGGGCATCAGCAGGACAACGACCAAAAAACAAGTTAGGAATAGGTTCAGGGCAAAAATCAGAAAATACAATTTGACAGTCATAGCGTTCCATAGCAAGAACTTCGACTACATTTTCACCACCACCACAGACAAAATACCACTCTCTTACCCCTGTACCGTCATAATCACACTTAACAATACCCTCGTGAACTAACACTTCTCTTAATGCAGGGTCAGGACTGTCAGCTCTGTTTCTTTCTCTGTAGTAATCATCATATACTTTTGATTGATATGCTCTGTTTGTATAGGTTGGCAAACGTGCAACTGTATCTGGGTCATAGCCCATTTCAATAAGATCACCTGCTCTGTAATAGGTTCTATGAGATTTTAAAACAGCATCTTCAAGGTTGCGAGCATCCCTTGATATAACAAACTCTTCCCACTCTATGTTTTCTATTTTAACAGTGCTAGTATTTACTGTTCTTTCAACTGTAAGATCATGTTCTGTTAAAGATAACATACCTTCGCCCATAGGTGACGGACCTTCAACAGATGTTGCAGTATGAGCCTTTATTTCAAGTTCTGGATTTGCTTCTACTCTTTGAACAATATCAGCAAACTCCATGTCGTTTAAACCTTCATAGGTTTCTTCTTCTTTCTTACTGCTTTCATTGTAATAGCTTTTAACAACACCAACTTTACCTACAAGTGCGTTCCAAGCCCAATCTCTTATAATCATTTCACCATGATTATCTTTTCTAAACACACACTCGTTTACATAATGGGTAATAATTTCTGCTATTTTAGTATTTTGCTCATTATTAGGTTCATAGATAGCTATGTATTTTCCTGCTGTAAACACACGCAGTAAGCTCGGCAACATCATGTTTATATAGGTTGATACTGCTCTGTCAGTAACTCTTGACCTGCCTTGTGGTGCAGGTAAATCATCCATAACACCACGATAGTATTCATAGGCTGTTTCTCTGTCATCTGCTATAAATTCTGACCCTTGTATATAGGTCATAGCATCAGCTATTTCAGATGATAAAAGTTGCTTTAATTGATCTTCAGTAATACCCTGTTCTACTTCAGTTTCTATTGTTTCTGTTACTTGCTCAACTTTAGCAATAGGCTCTTCGCCCATAACAGTCTCTTGCATCATTTCTTCATCTAAAATTTGGGGTTCTGCCACTATTTTGCACCTTTAAGTATTGAGGCTATAGTTACTGTTACATTTGTTCCAGGATGTGTAGCCATATAATTAACAATTTTTGAAATATTATTATAATGTGGCTCTTGATCTTGTACTAATGTTGCTCCGTTACTAAACCGCCAATCTGTGCCTAATTTTTTGAACTTTAGTCCTGCCTGTGCAAAACCCTCAGAAAGTGAGTTTGGTTGTCTGACGGGCTTTATTTTAGGTTTAAGAGGTGTTTTATCGGCTGTTTTAGTTGCTCGTTTCTTTTTTACGCTATCCATGCTGTGTTAAACTCCAATTCTTTGTATTTACGTCTGGGTTTTAAGCCTATAGCCATGTATCTAAAACTATCGGCTGCATGACTTGTCCAATCATGCAAGGGTCTGTTTTTAAATGCCTTGTTTTTATCGTCAAAAGTACGTCTATATTGCTTTAATGCTTCAATTCCACGCTCACATTTCTGTTTATCAAACCAACAACGGTTCAAAATGCTTCGAGTTGCCTGTATTCCATCTTCTAAACCAAGTTTTTCAGCAACAAATGGCTCTAAACCAAGATTTCTCAGCACTTCAAGGCGTGATTTTCCTGTTCCAAGCTCTTTTACCTCAACATCATGCGGAAAAACATGAGTTCCATACTTATAAGGCTTATCTTCTAAGACTTTTGCATAATGATCGAGTCCAACACCAGAAGCCTCATAGTAATCTATTAGCCTTACCTCGTTTCCAATCATCTGAATAAACCAAATAGCGGTGCTGTCACCAATACCTAAATCCCAACTTGTATGCACTTCATGGTCTGTTTCATAATGTATGAAAGTTATTCGTTTTTCATCCTCTGCCTCTTTCATTTCCTCACCATAATATGCACCTTGTATAGCTGCTTCAAAGGAACACTCGTATTCCTGTGCATATTGATCTTCAGTAAGGTCATGTTCAGCAGATTCTAACTCTTTTGCATCAAGTATGTTTGTTTTACTTGCTTTCAAAGCAGTATGATACCAACCATCCTTTATTGCCTGTTCATAAACACGATAAAAGTCATTATGACCTCTTGGCGTTCCTATCCAGACACACCAACCCTCTCTATCTGACAAAGAAGGGCGTATAACTTCCCAAATATTAGGGTTCATATCTGCATATTCGTCTAAAATAATGCCATCATGGTAAATTCCACGCAATCTATTGACATTATCAGCACCATAAAGTCTAATTCTTGACCCATTTTTAAAGTCAATTCTTAATTCAGCTTCATTTACACTTCCACCTTGTTTTAAAAAAGGTGCAGAGTAACTTTTTAAATAATCCCATGCTATATCTTTTGCCATGTTGTAATGCGGAGCAATATAGCTATAACGTGCCTTTTTTTTCTTAGCTGTTATGGCGTTCATAATTAAATCATTAACACACGCTACTGTTTTACCTGCTCGCCTGTGTGCAACAATAACACCATACCTGTTTGTTCGTTCATGGAATGTTTTAAACACATCTCTCGGTGTGTATTCAAAATTAAGCATTTTTTTCTTTAATTGTGCATGGCATTTTAACAGTTATTTCACCAGAAAGCTCAACATCATTGTCTTTGTTCCATTTTCTGCGAGATTCAAGCCAAAACATAGTTGCTTTTGTGTTTTCACCAGATGTTGCCATTTCCTGCATGACGCTTGCAACAAGATTATCTGTTTTAATTTTTCCAAAAGCTAATTCTTTTTTGAATTTTCTTAGAATTGTTTTACCTGATACTGGTGTACCATCTTCTTTAAAGATATAATGTGCTATTTCTTCAGGACTAAACCCTTTACCTGCAAGGTCAATAACTCTTTCTTTATCTGCTTCTGTGGGTATAAATGGTTTCATAGGCATTATGCAGCTTCCTTACCACACCATTTTAGGTTCATTTCTGCATCTGCATGAAGTCCATACCCTGCTGCCAAGCTAGGAAGTAACCCTTCGCCATAAACCTGTATATTTATTGGGTCAAATGCTTTCATTTGTATTAATTCTCCGATTTTTTCTAATAATGCCTCAAAATCAAGACATTGTTTTGCCATATGACTGTTTGTTTTAAATATTTCTTTGCCGAGCTTGGATTTTAAAGCTACCTCTCCTTCTCGAGCATCAGGGGGTTTTGGTTTACTATAAGCATGAGCCTTGTCCTCCCTGAGAGAACTGTCAAAACCAAAGAGCCTAAAATCCCTATAACCAAGCAAATAACCCACGAGGACAGACCGCAAGCCAACTGTAGTAGGACCAGGAACAACTTTCCAAGCCCTGTTACGAAACTCCTCATAGAGAATTTTACTTGGGTATTCTTCACCAAAGTAATCAACTCCTGCGTGCCAGAGTATAACCTCCGAGCCTTTGAGATTATCGAATACCTTCGGATGACATTGACCTGCCACCAGATATTTGCCCTTTCTATGGGGGTTCTGAACATAATCTTTAACCCATTCTTTAGGGTCTAAAAGGCAAGCATAGTCAGGTTTTATCTTACGACCCATTAAATAATCGTGTGTTTTGTTACACGCTAGTATTTTTGCCTTTTTAGACAGTTTACGAATAGTTTTTAACTCGTCTGCTAAACTCGGACCACCTCCGCAAATCAAAAGTGTTCCTTTTCCTGTGTTTTGATACTCAAAAATATCAGGAAGGTTACGTTTCATAACCTTTCGTGTTCTTTCAACCATTTCCCAGAATAAAAGCCTTCCCTGACCTTTTTTCTGTAAACTTGTCTCCTTTAAATTGGTTTTAGCAAGGGTTTCAAGTGTTACGGTTGACATAAAACAGTTCTCCAACCAATAAGCTCTCCATCAGGGTCTTTTGGAAACTTATTCTGATGAAACTCCAATGGTTTAAACGGTATTAAATCATATGCCTTTTTTAAATCAAAATTACATTTAAAACTGTGTTTTTCCTGTAATCGCATAATCGTATTGGGCAAAGTAACATCCGAAAACTCAGGCACAGTTGGGGTTTGTGCAGAAACGGCAGCTTCTTTGATGTTTTCAGTTATACCCTGCCCAATTCTAGCTGATAATCCATGTCCTCCCTCACCAAGCCTGACGGTCGGAATACCTGCTAAAGCAGCTTCCAAGCCTGTGCCACAACCAGAGACATGAATTATACATCTGGAATCTTCTAATCTTTCTAAAAACGGTGTTCTGTCGTCTAATTCACCAAATCCTTCCCAAAAGGACATATCTTCACTTGGATGACACCGTATAAGTGGGTTTTCAAGCTCATCTATAGCTTTTCGTGTTAGCCCATACCCCTGTATTTCATGGGATATCTGATAAGCAAGAAAATCAAAAACTTCTTCTGACACACCTCCGAGTAATCGAACTGTGCCTATAACCATATCATTAAAAGTACGACCAAAGTTATTGAGTGTTCCAACCATAGTGCAAAGAACATTACGATCACCTCCCTTGATTTTTGTTGCCAAAATACTTCGTGGGTTGCCTGTTACCTCTACAGGTGTTTGTGTTAATTGCTCAAATAATTGTTTTTGCTCGTCTGAGTGTGCAAATATCATATCTGCATAATCAAGACATCTTTTATCGACACTTGGTTTATACAACTCCATAAGGGGTTGCATAGGAAAAAGCTCTTCATCCATCAGGGTTATTAAATGCCCTGAGTTTATTGCATCTGTAAATACGCCTACATCCTGCGTATTAGCGGATTTCCATAATATAACTCCAGGTGGAAGGTCATGCCAATTTTGCATCTGCCATCTATTACCAATAACAACCTTCCATCCCTTCATCTGCTTAGCAAGCCATTCCCTAGATGCTAATTCTCTTGCTGACACTTCAACAGGCAAATAGAGTATTTTTTCAACTCTTCTTTCCTGCTTTTCAACAGTTTCCGTTTTAACCTTTTTTTGTGGCAGGTTTTCAAAACACCGTCTTAATAAACGAAGGTACAGACGTTCTGCCTCCTTGAGATTAAGGCTTTTCAACTCATTCTTTGCTTTTGCTTCAAGGTCGTTTAACTCTTTGTTAATTCTTTCTCTCGGTGTAACAACAATCCTATTAAACTTATCCCTGTATTTCTGTCGGGTGGGGTCACTTTCCTGCCATTTATTCTTGCCCGAATTACACCAGATAATGCTGTTATCACCATACTCGTAGGAAACCTCTTCCTCTCCGAGTGTGTGTATATTTTCATGTTGCCTTTGCCAGACTGCCCATAGTGCTGCTTGGTCTATCTGCCATATCATTTTATCCGTTTTATACAGATGATAGATATAATCTGCGACCCCTTTCCAATATGTATTGGCTTTTCCTATGCATACAGAGGCATTACAGACATTCCAGGGTTCTAATCGTGCAGGTCTTAATCTCATGCCGATTTCCACCTGTGGAAGCTCTTTAAAAGGGCGGTTTGCAAGTGCATCAACATCTAACAAGCAAGAATATTCACCTGTTTTCTTCATAAACTCATACCAACGGATAAACCGTATGCTATGATAATATTCCGCATTTGCTTCAGGCTGTTCTACCGTTAATCCAGTGTCTAGCCCAAGCTCATCTATAACCTGCTCAACAAACTGTGCAGGACCATCCATAATATGCACATGACAGCCATTTCCAAGAGAGGCTAACAGCTTTGCACCAAACTTCCTAAAATATACACCATCACAAAATAAATATGCCACAAACCCTTTGGGGGTGGGTCTTATTTCGGTGACATGGGGTAGGCTATACCCAAGATACAAAGGCGTAGTATCTGTAAAAACACCTCTAATATCTTTCTCATGCTTCCAATGGGAACGCATAACATCAAAATCACCATTCAAAAAGGCTATTGTGCCTTCATCATAGCGAACATCACCATCTAAACGTGGCTGATGATAGATAAACCCTATATCTGTTTGATCGACTGCATGATAAGGCGGTAAACCATGCTTCTTACGTGCTTCCCACTCTTTTTCAACTATATCCATGAAACCCCAGTCCTGTGTGTAGAGAAGGGATGAGTTTCTCTACACGAAGGAAGTACTAAATGAGTAGTATGAGTAGTCAAGAGTGTCACCTTGACGTTTTCCGCATTAGCACAAAAATACAAGTAACGCAAGAAAATACTTTGAGAGATTATTGGGATATTTTTGGATGGGTGATCTAAGTACTATAATAATAACCCCCATAAAATTATTTGGGTGGTGGGGGGTGCTGCAAAATAGATCGAAATACATAGCTTGCTATTGAAATATAATTATATAGCTTGCTATCTTAAACCAGGTCCGCAAAATCCATAGCTTGCTATGTAATATTATTATATAGCTTGCGCTGTATTTTTTATTATTAACATAACTTGCGATATAAAAAAGAACAAAACGAGAATTTTTCCAGAGGTTAACGCTGAAATATTTTTAGAGAAATTTTCGAGAAAAAAGGTTTTTTCAAGACTTTTGAAAAATTCAAAACAATCATAATAATTAAGATTATATTCTATCTCTATATACATAAATAATCATTAATAAGGGAATAATAGGGAATTAACCGCTTGCATGATATACAAAAATAATTATAATAAACTTAGTTTGTTACACGATCAAAAGTCCAAATATAACTTTGAAGGAGTTATTGTATGTTGCAAGAAGGACAAAAGGTAAGAGTTCATTTCAACCTAAGAACTAAAAAATGGGTTGTATCAACTAAAGTTGAAGGAAAATGGAAAAAACAAGGTGACTATGAGCAAGTCGCCCTTGTTAATGCTATTCCTTGTACATCTCTAAAAGGTGCAGAGAGAATAAGAAGGAATAAATCAAGGGAAGTAATAGCAAGAATTGAGGGAAATTATATCAATGTTAATTCTATTGATAAAACATCTTTAATTCATGAGGTTCATTATAACCCTTATAAATCTGAGCATTTCACTTATCAAAATGGCTCAATATATAGCGGTTCTGATACTTGTTATTTCCCTGCTAACGTTGGCTATTTCGTATCTTAAGGGGGAATTATGGATAATTTTGTGAATTATTTAAAAACTAAAGATAAGCCATTATCTTTAAGTTCTGCAAATAGATATAAAAACAGCGTGAAACGTGTTTATCGTGATTTAAATATTGATATAGCAACATCACCTGATCAGGCTACAGAACATCTCGCATTATGGCTATCTGATAACTATGAATTAAATAAGAAGGGAAACCGTCAGTGGTCAGCTTCAATGAGTAATTTTATTAAATTTTTGGAGGAAAACTAATGAGATATTTAAAAATAGATACAAATTTTAAAAAGGGTATTATTCGTGATGCTCTTGAAAAGAGACTAAGAAGTTTAGAATACAAAGAGGAAAAAATAAGAAAAGAATCAAAAGAAAATAATTATAATTTTGATGAAGATAGAAATATCAGATCAAAAAATAATTATAAAGAAAAAATGATTGTTTGGGATTTAATTAATGATCTTTGTTGTATCGAACCCGAGGGTGAATATAAATAATTAATTTTTGTTAGTTTCTGGGGGGAATTCTCCCCCCATTTTAATGTTATTAATTTTTAGGGGAATATTATGGAAAAAATTATACCTGATTTGATTACTGAAATTGATTTCAATGATTTTTTAGAAGATCACAACATAAAATTATTTTATGCCTCGGGGGGGAATTATATGCTTTCCTATATTGATAAAAAAAATCAAGAGTGGTTAATTTCTAGCATACAAAGAGATAATGAGGTCATTACGTGTGATGACAACGGGCACTTAGTCCATAGTGGAGACACAGGAACATTTATA